TGGTATCGACGGTTGCGCCTGAAGGACTATTCGATTTTTCAGGAGCAGCTTGAGCTATGGGGCAACAAGACGGATGCCGCTAAAGTGGGCACAGTCGGGTTAATCCATTGCCTTGATGGCAGCTATGGGTTGGCTTCTTTTTATGAAGGCGGATGGCTGCAATTCAGAGACCGTCGGGTGACATGGATCCCCTCCAGCGCTCTTACTCCCGTCGCTCTCTACTGCCAGTAGAGCAGCAGATTATTGATGCGTTAGGGCTAACAGTTGAGGAGTATTGGGAATTTTGCCGGTTAGCAGATTGCAAAGCTAAGGAGCGTGGAG